TTATATAGATTTTCTGTCCACCGCCACAAAATCTATATAATAGTCAACCACACCCCGCTGAGGGGTATCCTTAAGGCTTGAGCGCAGTACCTTTTTGGGGTCACCAAACTGGTTAAACGGTGTCATGTACTTACGCAGTTCTGCCTCGTGCAGCCGGGAGGTTTTGCGCAGTACATCGGAGTACACAATCGCATGGGTGCCACCCGGCAGTTCAATACGTACCTTTTCAAGTTCCATCTTTTCCTCCTTATACTATGGGCAGGGCTTAGGCCGTGCCAATGGTTATGCCGTTATCTGCGTGGAACTCTGCGTGCATCTGCTGCTCGTTGCGTACCACTGCGCTGTTTTCAAACACAGGCAAATAGCAACTGCCGGACATCTTGGCGTTACCTGTGGTAGTGCCAGCCGGGTAATACTCAAACGCACGCAGGGCCTTAGCGCTAAACATGCCATTTAAGGCAGTCCACGTGCCCACATCAGTAATCATGTTAAACAGCATTTCCACTATAAAATGCACCACGAAGATTGAGGGGCCGGGGCGTTCACCTACACTGCCCCATGTGGTTACATCGTTAACCACAAACTGGCCCGGCAGGCCCTTTAGCGATAGTATGTGCGGTGAAATATCCCTTAGCTGGGAACCGTCATTTACCTTTAGTATTCCTACCCTTGCATCAAAGTACCTATCCTGTTCAGCAACCATGTAAGTCCCTCCTTAAAAATCTTCTGCTTTATCTAAAATTACAGGTATAATTGCCGCCTGCAAAAAGGGGTTAGCGTCCATTACCTCGGTTACGGTTACCCGGTCACGGAAGTGTATCTGGTAACCCATGCTCTTAGCTCCGGTGTTACAAAGTTCTATAAGCCCTATGGCGTACCTGCACAGGCGATTAAACCTTGTCTCAAGGTTATCGTGCCCATAAAACACCACAAGACTTATCTCGTTTTCTACATGCAGCGCCAAAGCCATCTGCCGCTTGGGTGTCCACCCGGTGCCCACAATGGCAATAGATGGGTATTCGGGGGAGGCGGTGGGGGCACTGCCTTTGTACCATGCCTTTATATCCTCCATGGTATCACTATACCGGGTATTAAGCACAACCACCTTGGCCGCCATGTTGGTGCTAAGGTACGTGTGCAGGGTGGTTATAGCGCCTTCCAGCAATGTTAATGTCATCGTAAGTGTGCCTCCCTTGCCTTATCATAAACGTAGTTGTGCAGTATTTTCATCCAGCCCCTTTTATCTTCTTCGGTTAACTGCACAACCCTGCGGGCGGGCATGTGCGCCGTACCCCGCTGGTGGTATAATGGGTAATCCAGCGTTGGCGCCAGCCGCATGTACATGGGCATTATATCTGCTATCATGCCAGTGCCAACGGCAAACTGGCCCCACATAGTGCGGGTTAATTGTAATATCGGCAGGCCGGGAAAATACTTTTCTTTCCATGCAGCGTAGTTAGGGCTTAAAGGTGCCCATGGTGTTCCGCCTCTAGCGCCCTGTGTAGCAAATTGCTGCTCCTCAATTTCAGCAAAGTTAATTTGTATTTGTTCCCATGCCGGGCGAAAATCCTTAATGCCCTCCCCAAAGCGGCTAAGGGCACGAGCCACAACCTCTTCACCCATTATGGTTACACGTATAGTTAGCAAGGCGGCCCCCCTGCCAGCGCTCGGCGTATAATGGCTGTTTCCTGCTGGGTGTACCTTACAATAATAAACTTAGGCCACTCGGCGTCAGGCGGGGTGCGGGGCTTAAAGGTAACCATCAGTTCACCATCATTATTAACTGACGCCGCCGCCTCATATACACCTTGCTCCGTGTTGTAAATATTTTGGGCCGTTACCTTGGCAATTACTCTTTTGGCTATCATGTTAAAACTCCTTATTTTTGCCAAACTTGGGCTTTTGCCAGTCATAATTTTCAGTTGGTTCCGTTTCGTTATCCTTGTTCTGCTCGGTAAAGCTAAAGGGTAAATCGCCAGCACCTGCACCACCACTGCCCGCACTGGGTAGGTTAGCAGTACGTAAAATGGCCAGCGCCTCTTGATACTGCTTCCATAAGTTAGCCCCGCTGGCGCTTGTGCCCGGTTTAGTGGTCTCTGGAAACATTGCCTGCTCCGCCAATGCAGCAGCGCCCAGCGCATTGACGTGGGTTAAATAGGCAAGCAGCGAGGCAGGGGCCGTAATGGGTACGGTAAAGTCACGCCCGGCCAGTATGGCATCAATTTCCTCAGCAATACGGGTAATAAACGCTTCAACCTGCGTGGTTGTGGGGGTGGTTGAGGCGCCGTATGTTCGCTTAGGGTTTAATGCTTGTATGTTTGTTATCGTGCAATATGCCATAAGTTGTACCTGCCTTTCGCTGCCTAACCTATTTGTCAAGCAGTACGCTTAGATTCTAGGCCCCTATTCCACCTTAAGTGTACTCTTTACTGTGCCAGCTTGCAACCTAGCTGTGGCCAGCTGGTTCTCCGGGGTGGCTGCCTTTACCGCTTTTACGTCAGTATCCGCCACGTTAAAGGTTGCCTCAATTACCAGTTTTACTTTCGCCATGTTTTGCCCCCTTGCTTAAGCGTTCCGGGTACGGGGCGGGCGCCGTATGCTCACCCCGTAGTTCGCAATGTTTAAGCGGGTTTAGTTGTTGTGCATCAGTATGGCGGTGCGGGGGTCACCGTAACCAACGGCAAACCTGTCGTCAACGCCGTACAGGAACTCATTGTTCTTAAACACGTGTTCCGCATCCGGGTTTGTAATCCCCACAAACTCCGGGCTTTTGCGCAGCTGGAAGATTAAGGGCTTAACTTCTGCTTTAGTGCAAAGCACAAACCAGTCGTCAGTGTCCGCATCAATCCACGGGGTGCTGTGTATGTTGGCTGTGGTAAACAGGCCCGCTTCAGGGCGGGTGGTTCCGGCCACGCCGGGCAGCAGGGCATTAAGGATGGGTATGTACATGGTGGGGCTGCACACGATTTTATCAGGTATAAGTCCCATGGGTAACCCTTTATCGTCCTTAAAGTTCTGCATGGCGGCAAAGGCGGCGCCCATGCCTGCGAGGATTTCAGCGGCACTGTCGGAGTAGTTACCGCTTAGCACGTTGGCAAACACGCCGGAGCTGCCAATGGCAGCGTGGGTTGCGCTAAAAAACGCAACGCCGTCAAAGCCCAGCAGGGTTTCGCCGTCGTCCAGTTGGCTCACTACCATCTGGTTGAAGTGGCGCACGGCACGCCGGGCAAGCCCCTGTATGCGGGGTGCTATGAGGCCGTACTTGTCGTCTTCCATGGTATCACGGTTAACGGCAATGGTGCCCTCATAGTGCTTGTTCGTCAGGGTGTAGTCAAAGGCTTTAAGCGCCTTGTACACACGGGTGTCAGTCCACTCGGACATGTTGGGGTTAGCGCCCATCCACCCGTAACTTTCCTTGTCGCTGGTGCTGGCAAACCGGGTGGCCAGTATTTCGTACAGGTTCTGTTCGGCAAACGCCTCATCCAGTGCCTGCTTGAAAATGGCTCTGAAGTTGGTAAGCAGCCCAGCCAAAAAGTCGCTTGTTACTACGCTCATCTAAGAGCCTCCTATTTTTTAGATTTGGTGTCTGCTGGCAGCGCTGGCGCTTTTACCTGCGCAATAAGCAGGTCTACTTGCTGTAAGGCACCATACGCAGCGTTAAGGTTATTCTGGTGCTGCGTAACTGCATCTTGCAGTTCTGTGCGCCGTGCCTCAAGTTGTTCCAGTGTAATTTCCATTGCATACCTCCTATTTTTTGGCCGGGTTAGTTATCCACCCGTGGGATTATCGTAAGTGGCAATATACCGGGTGTTGGTGCCAATTTTTACCTTAACCCACCCGTTAATGGTTGACGGGTTTTCTGAAGAAGAGGCCACAACGCCGTCATCAGGAAGCAGGGCAAAGCCATTCCATGGCTGGGCACCCCCGTGGGTTACAACGTAAATGGGGTAAATGCCCCCGGTAACTGCTTTGGCGGTATTGTTGATAAACTTCATGCCGCACAGTACCCCGGTAATGGTTCCGGCACCGCTGGGACAGCCCAGTGATACCTCATAGCCCCGCACGTCACCCGTTATAGCGCCTGCGGTGGCATGTATGTAAGGCTCGGCCTTAAAGCACACAATGCCTGCGGAGCTGGTGATTGCGGTAACGCCAAGGCCCGGCATGGATTCCATACCAATAACATCATTGGTCTGGTTAACGCCAGCACGGGGCTTGGTTTGCACGCCGATGATTGAAGCGTCTGTGGTAAAGGTTTTGGAGTTGAGGCGCACGGTTTTGGTGGCCAAGTCGGTTTCAATATATACATGGTCTTGGTAACCAACAATAGCCCCGCCGCCCCGCATACCAATATCAACCCAGCCGGAAGTGGTGCTTACAAACTGCACCAACGTGCCAACACAAATGTTGCTGGAAGCGTCATCGATAGTGGCGTCGTCAACAAGGTACATAAGGCGGCCCACCATGGCCTGTGTGATACTGGAAGCTGTAAACAGGAAGCGA